TTAACATCAGAAGCAAGATTATTAATTTCTTGCCTTTGTTGGTCAATGGTATATGTAATTGGTACGTTTCTTAATGGCATAATACCAGACTATTCCTCTATTTTAGTATTTAGTATGATCAATCAGACTCTGTATGTCAACTGGAATTCTACAATACAATTGGTTGAACCAATGGCAGAATTTTGTACTATTCCTCTAATATTATTATTTCCAGATACTTGGAATATAACATAACTTGTGCCAGAATCAATTCCGATTCCACATTGTAATTGACCACTATTGATGTAATCGTTATCATGGTAATTGAAAGATTGAGATGCCACACTACCAACAGTTACATTATACCCACCATTTTGATTACTATGATTAAATGGTAGTGGACCTAACTTTAATTGAGCATTGCCGTCAGTAAATGATGGAGTGCCATTTAACTGAATAAATCCTTGAACATGACACAAACTACCAATTCTTACATAAGTTCCTACCTTATTATAATAAGTAGTAAAGGCAGATGATAATCCAAGGAAGTCTGGAGACCAAGTTCCTTCTTCGTAGTGATCAAGTGCCGTGCTAGATGCAGTGCCTGTGGCACTGTTAGTTTGACCAGTAAATGTAAGAGTACCTGCTGTATCGATGTCTCCATCAAATGTGGCGGATCCATCCACTCCGAGATCAATTACTTCAGTGTTGCTTGAATTTCTTCCTGAAAAAAGAGTGCCTGAAGAGTTATGGTTTGTGACGTATAAAGTGGCTGACGCTGCGTCACTATTGCTAAATTTGCCAGAAACATCGGCAACGCTACTACTACCAAAATTACAGCGTCCCGCAAATGTGGCGGATCCTCCTCCGTCAGCATCAAGTCGAATTAAATTATTGCCTGATGTATCTGTGAAACGAATACCTGCCCAGTTAAATCTTCCGAATCTGCTATCACTTGGATGATTTGAATCAAAATCTGCGGCGGTGAGGGTGGTCGCAAATGTGGCGCTGCCGTCCGAACCTTTTAAAACTATGCTAGTACCACTGACATTTTTAAGGATTAACCTAGTATCAGAAGTTCCAGATCTATACAAACCACCAATATTTGTACTGCCATTTTTAACTTCAAAGGCGTAAGTATTGTTTGCAGTTGTGCTTGTTACTGTACCAGCCGAAGTTAGGTTACCACTTAATGTAAGATCAGCACCAGTAGCACCTGCCGATAGGACTCCAGTACTACCAGCAGTTCCGGAAGCATTTCCAGTTACGTTACCTGTAACATCACCAGTTAGATCACCTGTAACATCACCTGTAACATCACCAGTTAGATCACCTGTAACATCACCAGTTAGATTACCTGTAACATCACCAGTTAGATTACCTGTAACATTACCAGTTAGATTACCTACAACACCACCTGTTGCAGTAACAATTCCTGCAAACGTGGCATTGCCAGGAGCATCAATTTCTGATGTGATTCCAGCAGTTCCAGACTGTCTACCTTTCCAAAGAGCACTTCCACTGCTATTAGAAATATAAATCTGTCCACCATTAGTGATGGTTATTCCATCAGTAGTTGATGTCTCGCTAATACCACCGCCAGGAAAATTAGTAATTGGGTATGTACTGAAACCGTATGGTACATACATGGATCCACCAAAGATCGCTTCGGTAATCATCTGACCAGGAGTTATCTGATCTGCAGTTTTTAATATTAATCCACCTGTTGTGGAATGTATCTCCTGATTAAAACTAGCATCGCTAGTAAATGTTACATCACCACTAAAAGTTTTATTTCCGCCAAATGTTTGTACTCCATCAACAGCAGTATCCAAGTCTACTGCTATTTCGTTAACCTCTTGACGCTGCTCTTCTAGTGTAAAACTCTTTGGTACGTTTCTTAATGTCATTTGATTAGCTGCTTAAGGAGTGACTTGATTTCGGACATTTCTTCCTTCAAAGTATTTAGTTCTGACACTACATTTTTAAATTCGTTGGAAAAAGATTTGCGTGTAGTTTTAGAAGCAGTTGAAAGAATTGCGCCCGTAGTCACATCTCTGACAAATCCATCTTGACCCTCTACTTTGATATAACGTTGCATATCAGAATGAAGCTACTGTTCGTAGATCTTGAATCTTGGGAACATATGCAGGATCGTCGGTCCTCATAACAATCTTGATAGCAAACGAAGAAAATTCTGTCAGATCTTCGGCAGTATATCTCAATTCTTGGTAGGAAGACTGTTTTTCAAATTGACCAGAAATACTATTTTCTGAAGTAGCAATATCATTAAGTCTATCAGGACTTCCTGTACCATTAAAATATTCCCAATTAATGTCATCAAAATTTTGCTGTGATGCAGCAGGTTTAATTTTATAGTATACTTTAACGTTTTCTACATCTTTGACATTTACTGTCAAATATGTATTGATAGAAGATGCGGGGTTATTAATAAAGATTTCCTTGGTGACATACTTTGAAGCACCTGAAGTATTAACAGAACCATTTTCCGCAACATAATCAATACCTTGAGAGAATGTCATGCTTTTAACTTGTGCATATTTGCTAGTCTCAAAAGATGATCCATCAAAGTCAATTAAATCTCCTACTCGGAAAATATCAGAGATTTGACTTGATGTTTGACTCTGCCTTGCATATTCACTTCCTAATGTAATCTCGTTTGTGAAATTATTATTAATTGGTTGCTTATCATTTTCGAGGGTCAAAATTTTAGTTTTAGAGTCCCAGGAAATTATCTTACCACTAATTTTATTCTCATATTTTTCACTTCTGATAGATGGATTGATAGCGTTTACAGTAGAACCAACAACAAAATTAGGTGTTTGCTCAAACACACCATCAGTAGAAACAGTCACTGTTAAAGTTTCGTAATCACCACCACTTGCTGATTGGGTGCTGAAGAACAATTCTTCTCCTACTGTAAACTGTAGTGAATTTTTAATTTTAACATAAACATCATTATTAATAACCCGTAAAACTTCGGATTCTGCTCCTGACGTTGCTCCGGTAACATTTTGTCCGAGAGATGCTGCAATATCAGCTCCTCCTCCACCATCATTATTTCCAGTAATTGCAAACTTGTATATGGGGAATAGTTTAATAACTTGATACTTTTTACCAAATCTATCTTCAGAACCCACAGAATTATCTACGCGGTTAGAGATAGTTTTTACAGATGCAGTACGTAAATCAATTACAGGAGAAAGATGAGAAACTTCCGAAGAAATATTAATCTTATACTGTAAAGAAGAACCAGTACCATTCACAACTTCATTGATATTTGAAGCAATCATTTTCTGATTTAAGAAATATTGCTCCTCATTCAAGAAAGTAGTCTCCATAGATGTAACATCGTATGATGAATAAGTTGATGTATTAGAATCTACCGGAATGATATTTGTGGTCTTAACAAAACTATCAATTTTTGTATTTGATAACTGTAAATATGGAATTTGTGCATACAATTTTTCGTACTTTCTATTATAAGAAGCGAGGATACTGTCTCCTCCACCTAATCCAGTAGCAGCTGCTCTGGAAGGACCAACAATAGTATAAGTGTCTATGCCAGAATTGTAAACAGTATATAATGAAGATTCGATATCAATTTCGTTGTACCCAGCAAAATCATCTACACCACGGAAGAATACTTTAGAATTACCCAAACCTTCAAATCCATGATCTCGGTGATAAACTTTAACTATATTGCTATTGTTTTTAAACAACGCAGATGTTGCCGTGCTATTAGATAATGCATAAGTTTCAAATGCATTTGATTCTAATTTCTCGAAACCAATATCAGCATTCTTTATATTTAATTCCGCAACTCTTGATACATCAAATTCTGCTCTATGAATACTAAATTTAATGTCCTCAAATAAGTCTTCACTCCAGTTATCGGTGTTTTGAGACTTAAATACAGATCCAAGTAGAGGTTGAGCATTTACAACTAAACCAGAAGAAATATCTGTCTCTCCCAATCGGGAAGCCCAAATTTCATATTCGGTATCATCACACTCAATATTGATTGCATATTCGGTGTTATTCTGTAAGTATACAGGATAATCAAAATTAAATCTGGTAGGCGTTGTAGATCTAACAGAATCTCCTGTATCAGAAGCAATACCCATTCTTACTGCAGGTTCATCTATAATAAGTTTAGACTCGATGATAGCGCCGGTAGCACCGTTTCCAGAACCTCTAACTACAATCGAAGGTGGTTCTGTATATCCTCTGCCACCTAAAGCAACTGCTGCATAGTAAATCTGACCGTTAGAAACTTTTACAGAACCTGTAGCGGTACTTCCGCCAGGAAGTTGAGGACTTTCTACAGTGATAGTAGCACCTTCGTATCCAGATCCAAGACCCGTAACATTAATGGATGAAACTTTGCCAGAATCTTTTGCTATCTTCAATCCAATAGTAGCATTATTAGAATTATTGAATTGAGTAACTGACGTAAGAGTTAAGTCTTCATTTGCAAAGAATGTACTACCATTATGGTTGCTTAATACAAAAGTATATACTTGCTCATTTGTAATATCAATTTCTCCATTACTTGATGCTACCACCTCAAAATTATTCTTATCTAATACTTTTGCGATGGGACCAGAAGCAAGAGACCTTGAACCAGTTATATACTCTCCAATTTTTATAGTAATATTACCAGAAGAGAATACTTTTAGTAAAGTGTCTGGATATAAAGTAACTTGTGATCCAGGAACAATATACTTACTGGGTCTTTCGCTCTCAATATTGGTTAGATAAACTCTTAAAGGAATAGTAGAACTTTTCTTGGAGAAAAACAGATCTACTGCTGTAGCAAACATACCACCATCAAAATTCTCTACTCGGAAAGTTTGAGCAAGAGGATTTGGTCTATCTTTGTTTTCGGTGTTACTATCAATTGTCTGAACGCCTTCGTTTGCTTTGAAAATAGCAGGGGCAGTTGAAATAATAGAAGCAGGATTCTCTGGAATAACACCAGTTGCATAGAACTTGACTTCTGCGTAACTATCTACAAAATCTTTATCACTATCAGTTGAACTAGTTGTGAACCTGATGTTCTTAACACCTGTAGAGAAGTATAGTTCTTCCGAAGTAGAATCATACTGCATAGTATTAACATCCCCAGTCCATGAAGTATTCATTTTTGGAGCAAGACCAGCAGGTATTAAAATAATTCCACTAGCATTACCATATTCATCAGTAGTTAAAGAAGTATTAAATGTAGTTGAAGAGTTTCCAGCAACACCAGTAAATCTGGAGTCTGGATTGACCCAACGACTCACACTTTTTTTATCCATAAAGACATGAAGTTGTGTCTTGGGTTTTAGTCTCTTAAGAACAAATTTAACTGGAATTGATCTCGCAAAGAATCTCAATGCATTAGCAACACTAGTTCCGTTAATTGTCTTATAACCTACTCCTTTGGCAATCTCATTATTTTGAGGACTTACGTTAGAAGAACTTGAAACACTTGCCGAATTAACTGTTGAATTGGAACTATTGCTATTACTCTCACCAAAACTATTAATATTATAGAAAGACTTATTAACACCAACCCAGTTGATAACAAAGGAATTATAGATGCTCGCAAATGCCGATCTAACATCAGACTTGCCGATGAAAATAGTGAATAGATTTGTGTTATTTTCCGTTACTAATGGAGCAACCGTTGTGTTGTACCATTGATCAATATTAGGAATCAATGATGCATCACCTACATATTGCAGGATGACAAATGGGTTTGGATTAATAGTTTTAGTTGCAAACGTATTGGATGCATAAGAAATATTACTATATGGTAATGTAATTACATTATTGGAATTTTTATATCCTGATAATGATCTCTGATCATCACGATCGTTAATTTCTACAAGAGTAAAACTATCTTCTTTAGATTGTGGACGTAATACTGACTGTTGTGGATCAATAGAACACAAATAATCTAAAGACTTAACATTACCAACTTGATGAGTCTCAAAATTGTCAACCACAAAACCACTCTTTGTTTTGTCAATACCCAAAACATCTTTTACTTGCATGTTGAGTGCTTGCTGCTCAAGAATGCTCAACGTGGTGTAATACTCAAGACGCTCAATACGCTTCTCCAGTTTACCAATGTCCTTCATCGTATATCTACGATTATCAACAGGAATAATTCTTACATCCTTACTTGACTTGGTGAATGCCGGAACATAAACATAATATAAAGGAATACCGTCTTCAATAATTTCTGGTTTGGATGGATTTAGTGACGAGTTGCCAGTTTTAATTAAGAACTCTCCTTTTTTGTTCAGGAATACTCCATCAATTCTATCAAGATATTGAGACTCGCTAAATGACATCGTATATGGTAGAAGTCTACTAGATGAAGGAGTACTAGAAACAGAACCACCATCTCCAATAAAACTAATGTAATCTGCTTGAGATAGTAATGATGTATCTTGGAAACCCGTAATAATAGTATTGGAATCAACTTTAGGTCTAAAGTCAATAACATTTTTTAGATTCAAAACACCATATACTGTGCTATTGAATGAAGGAATCTGATCTGCAGGTACTCCTGCTTCATGAACATACGAGTCAACCGTACAGAAATCTCCTTGAGAATGCTGGAAATAATCAAAAGCAACTACTAATTGTCCTGTTGGGGGAGAGAAACCAGGTTTCAATACAATTCTAGAAATATCATAGAATGTTTCTCTTTGTCCATCATCGAAAGTAAAATGATTTGTGATGTCTGTACCAACCACCAAGTTACCATTTACATCAACTGTTGGGGGAGAAGACGCAGAACCTTCGTAGATATAATTAATACCATAGGCATCAGAATAGCTGAATGACTCGGTGCTTTCGTCATCGTAATTAATTCCTCTCAAAGGAATAACTCTATCGCCTGATGTTCTAATTACAATTCTTCTATTTGGAATAGATGTTTTTAACTTTGGTCTGCCTTTTGAAATTTCAATGGTAGCAGTTAATTTTAATTTGGGGAAGTTAGAAACATTTGATCCAAAATAATTACTTGGGAATGCAATAGTAATACTACCGGATGATAGTCCAGAAGTTGCATCATTAGTATTTAAAATATTTACATATTCTGGTCTCAAGAAAACGATATCACCTGTTTCTACTTTATTAGAATCTCCTTTATCTAAAACAGTAACAACAAAATCTTTTTCGTTAAATTCGACAAATCTTTGAGTACCAAAATCTAATTGTGCAGCAAATGTAATAGTACCACCACTACTAGATCCAGTAGTTACAAAATCTCTTCTTGTGTAATATTTAATTTTAGTATTTTCTGTCGTACTAATTAAACTACTTACTTCCTTACTTCCTGTCGGAAATACTAATGAAGAGATAGCAGAGTTATTAATAGTAGGACGTAATCTTATTACAGAAGATGCACTTACGCTTTCAGGAAGAGCTCCGTTCAAATAAATTCTTGATTTAGTAGTCCCTTGACCATCGGTTGCATAGTCAACAATAAATTTTTGAATAGTGCCTACACTATCACTGAATTGAATGGCATCTCCTTGAACCAGATATGATCCAGCACTAGATCCAAATCCAGTGCATTCCAAGAACTTAAAACCTTTAGTTCCGGAGAAAGTAAATTCTGTTACTGTAGATGAAGATGCATATGTAGGATCAACTGTTTCTACGTCTGCGGTAAATACATTACCCGAACCATAAACAGCATGTAACGACTTAACGTTATTAGCAGAAAAATTAAGAACCGTATTTTTAAACAGTACCGGCAAAACTTTTGCTTGAATTGTAAAAGATCCGGTAAAATTAACTACCGGGGGAGCCACATAGTCCAGAGAAACTGCGTCTCTGTTTAAAATTTCTACTTTGTATAAAGTTCCTCCACTAACACCAACACCAATAGATGATGGTTGATATGAACCAACAAAGACTTCGGATGGTTCATATTGAACACCATCAATAGAAATTCTTGCCGTAGTCGAATAACCGGTTCCTTGACGTGATACAACAAAGTGAGAAATAGTATTTTCTTTAGCAATTCTTAAAATACCACCCTCTTCATTGGTAATTGTTTCTCCAGATTTAAAATTACCATATAGAGTTTTTACGTACAAACTTCTACCCGAAGATAAAAATCCATTACTGGTTCCTTCAATTACACCATAAGCACCACTCACAGAACCAACAATATACTTACCAGGGGTAAAATCTGATGTGATTACGGAGTCAACTAATAACCTAGTAAAAAATACTGGGTTGAAATATGAAAGATTGAAGATACCATTATAAGTAGATTCTCCTGAAGACAACCTTCCTTTAGAAATAACTACATCTGTATCTGGATTGAATCCTGTTGCATTTTTTAAAAGAGTAAAATCTTTTGGTTTTGCTACGCCAACTAACGGAGTGATAGTCTGATCATAGTCAACAATAAATCCAATCTCATTAATTTCTTGTTGAGCATCGGATTCTGTCTTGTAAAGAAGTCTTCTTCTCGTACTTACATTATCATCATATTCGATAAAAAGATTATCCAAGTAATCTTTTCTTCCAGCAATAGTTAACTGTAAGTATTGAGCATTGACATCACCTACTTCTGGTCTTGTCACTTTTGCAAAAGAAATAGTCTCTACACTCTTTACTGTAGATACAGCATTAGTAGATGTTCTTGTGTTAACAAAATAAATGTTCTTAAGGTCTGCACGATCTGCAGGAGTATTAGGTTCAATACTCGATTCGTCAATCAGACCAAGATCTAAATCTGAAAACAAGTAAATTGTTTTGATTGCATCATCTTTACCAAAAGACTTACCTCTTCTTTCTAAAGTCTGTAGATAATTAGTAGAAGATTCTAAATTATTTGCTCCAATAGTTCCATCATTATATACTGAATTCAGGAAAATTGTTGGATATGCAGTAAGTTCAGAACCTTCTGCATTAAGTGGTACACTATTATAAACATTAGTAATATTAAAACTAGCAAGACTATTGGTTTTAATACTAATGTTATCTCTAACTAATGTATCTCTTGCTTTATCTAATTCTAAATATTTTGTTTCTCTATTAACAATTTCGTATCCACGAACATATGCTTTGCCAGCACCAATAGAAACTGTTAATTTTTCAGATGCTTCTGATGGAGTTAATCCATTGACAGTTCCGTCAATACCTAAAGAATAAATTCCTAAATTTCCATTTTGCTGATAATACTCGCGAATTTCTGTATCAAATGTATCGACAATATAGTCACCAGACTCATCGTATGTTCTTCTTGCTAAAGTTTCTTCTACAAGACTATAGTCAACTTTTCTTACCTGACGCTCTATAACACCATTCTTAATTGAAAGAAGTTGAATAAAATTCTTATCAGGAGTTTGGTTATATTCGTATTTTACTAACTCTAATTCAATCTGTAATCTATGAGCTCCAGGAGATGAAAAATTAGAAGATCCTGCAGCATTATCATATAAACTTGGATCTTTCTCTGGGGTTACTACAGACTCTGATACATTAAAACCAACTTTAGATGATGGTGTTTGGGTATACCCAGAAACAATAATAAGACCAGCATTATTACGAACAAAAAATCCATTAACAAAATAAATGCCTTCTTCTACTTTAACAGCAGAACCATATCCCATAGAGGGACTATCAATAAATGTGATAACTCCGGTATCAGGATTAGTTACAGCAATACTAGTAGGTAAAACACTACCATCAGTGCCAACAACAAGAAGAGGGCTATTAATGCCATCGACAATCTCAAGAGTTTCTCCTTGACGGAATGTTTCTTCGTCTCCCCCATCGCCTGCTGTAAGATACTTAACATAGATTGTGTCGTTACTATTGTCTGTGGATTTAGTTACGGTAAGAACTAAAGCAGACACTCCAGAAGATAATCCGGAAATTTTTTGACCAACTAAATTGGAGATATCATATTTTTGATATACAATTTCCCCATCGATACTGATAGCAACTTCAGAAACTGATGATAGTTTTACATAATCAAGTTTTGTATTTAGACCAACCTCACCAGGAATGACTAAATCGCCTTGCTTAAACTGGTGCTTACCATAATTTTCAATCTGATTCTGCAGAATAGATTGGATACTATTCAGCTCCCTACCCTGAATAGGGTAAGAAGGTCTGAATAATACCTTATAGAAGTCTTTCCCCGAATCGTAGTCGTCAAAATAGGGGATAGCGTTTAGATTAGTCTTCTGTGGCATTGTAATATACTACCGTCTGGTTGGAATTTAATTAATAAATCAGAACTCGATGACTAACTTGATATCTTCAATTTGATCAGCCGCTCTGGTAATTAGTCTTCTGTTCTCTATGTATATGAGATCTCCAGAGTTGTTTGCAATTTCTGGATTTGCCAAACCATCCACAAAGATAGAACCAACTAAATCAGTTCCATCGGCAAGAGCAACTTCAACAGTACCTGCTGAACCAGAACCAGAACCGTTAATTGCATTACCAGCATCAGATTCAAACGCTCGTACAACACCACCTTGTTTGTGTAGTGTAGGTGTTTGAATATACTTAAGAACGCCGCTTCCAGGGGTTGCTGGAGTAGGTGCAGGACTTCCAGCATCAAGAGTCCAAGAAACTACAGTACCATGAGCAGTACCACCACCCACAGTTTGACTGATAGCCTCGTCAGCAATATAATTTCCTGTTGCTCCAGTAACTTTAACTGCTTTTAATCCATTTAAAGTATCTGCGGTAGCGAATGTAGTAGTTCCGTAATTGAAAGGATCTTTAATAATACCGATACGACGGAAATCATTATCTACAGGGAAGTCGCCAGCATTTTCGATAAAGGTAAGACGGATGTTTGTCATAACTCTCTTGGAGTTAAGTTCCATCTCGAAGTCAGAACCATGACCACCTTGAGGGGGCATGACAGGATCTAATGCCGGAGTGTCAGTTGCTGTTACTGTTTCCGAAACTGTCAGTGCATTATCAGAGAATAATCCAACTGCTTCTGTACTTCCGGCAGTACCAAGAGGAACGCCAGTAACAAAAGGAATAGATGCGTAAGTATAACCAGATCCTGGTGATGTTACTTTAGCAGCAGTAACTACTCCTCCAGCGACCGTGACTTCCGCTACACCGCCTACACCATCTCCTACTACAGAAGCATAGAATGTACCTGATACAGGAGCAGTGAGAGTGCCTGGGTTATTGATTAATGCAATATCCAATGCACCATTAGTTGCAGCTGCTTCAGTTGCTACTCTAGTTGTTTCTCCATCAGCATTGATAGGCATAAAGTCAGTAGACAAGAATGCCAATACATCATCAGTTGGGATGGTGTACATATACTTCCAGACATAAGAATTGTCAGGAGCAGTAAAAATGCCGTTTGAGTAAGAACCTAAACCAGGTTGAGGACTTGTTTTAGGTTCGTGTTGGATATTAACACCAGTAGGATTCGCTACGCTTTCTCCATTAAAGAGACACTTGAATACTTCATAAGATTGATTCATAATGTAGAATTTGGCATTACCAATGGAGGTTGCTCCTAATGATGCCGTTTTGCCAATCTGTCCGCCGCCAGCTGGGGTAGCGAAATAATCAGGTTTCCACATGTCAAACTTGGGATTATTAATAACATCCCAGTTATAACGTCTTACAACGTGTCTTGCATAAGAACTTGTAATTCTTTTAGCAGCAATAATGTCATCATAGATACCAAATTTTTCGGTTTGGTTATCGAGAGGAACAGGAGGAATATTTTCTGTAGAGAATCTGTATACTCCAGTTGTTGCTGTTACTAGTTTGTTTGCGTTGGTTGACTGATTATAACCCGTTAACGTCGAACCGAGAGCAGGAGCATCAGTAACTAAAGGACCAATGCTTGAAAGAAGAAGAGAGTTGTCGAGAACTTTGGTTACAGTTGCTTTGAAAGTCGCTGCTGCCCATGATGCTCCAACATAGACTCCATCGCCTACGGCAAAAGAGTCTGCTCCGTCTGTTGAATAAATTTCCAAATAAGACTCCCATGCCTGGGGTCTGCCAACAAAGAAGTACATTCTACTCCTTTCACTGCCAGTATCGCTAGAACCTTCTGACAGGGATTCTAGGAACTGCTTTGCATTAAAAATTCTGAACTTTTCCGAGATAATAGCAGCCATTGAGAGTAAGGTTACGGGTTGATTTCTGTGTTATTTATATTTATACTGCTTAACCAGCAGTTTAATTAAGTAGTTGTTGCTATACCAATAGTTCTCAAAATACTACCAGCAAAGTGATCCACTTCTTCAGTGTTATTAACTCCTCTGGTGATACCAAGGAAACGATCGGAAAGTTTGGAAGTATAAGAAATAATTTCTTTGCCTACCAGTAATTTTCCAGAACTTGGGAAGTTTACAGTATTTGGAATATAGATAGTTGATGTACCAATTAATAGATCTGCATCCAAATAAGAACCGAGTTCCTGAATGGAAGGGACGCCAAAATTTAATACTCTCCCTGTACTTGAAATATTGCTATCAGTAATAGCATAATTTTGCATCCAGGTATCATTATTTTCATCAATAGATTTGAATTCACTGAAAGTTGTATCCAACTGTTCTAATGTGATTCCAGAAACATTTGCATATCCAACATCAATATATAGAGACTTAATAAAATCTCTTACTGATTGACCAGGTAGATAATGACTATACAAGTATTCGGTATCACCCATCAGATTATTATTAAGATCCAAAACACCAGATTGGTGGTATTTTGTAACTGGGTTTAGATAGGTACTATAAGAAAGATCTTTGATTATTTCATAATCAACTTCAACAGTAGTTTCATTCCAAGACAAGTTATTGCTTTGGGTAGTTGTCTCTACAATAGATGTATTTTCAAATTGGGTGGTGTTGAAAGTTACTACCAGTGGGTCTGGAGTAACAAAACATGTCAAAATCTCTGTTGCATCAACAGGAGATAGAGAAACTACTGCTGTTAGAGATTCCATCAAATTTCTATCCCATAGATAGAGTTCACTAAAGATGCTTTGCATCTTAACAACACCATAGATACCATCTTGAGCTTTTAATTTAAAATCAAAAGATGATTCTGGGTGGTTGTTTTCTCTAACAACATTATATCCTCGGGAAACAATTACTCTTGGAGCAATAGCATAATCAGATCCACCATCAATTAAAACAATATCAATAACTTGCCCACCATAAACAAGAACTTCTGCTCTTGCACCACCACCGGCAGGTGTAGCGGGAACAAAGTTTAAAACAGGTGGGGAGTTATATTGATACGCAGTAGGATTGATTAAAATATTATTATCAAAATACTGCTGTATATCTCTTTTGTTCCAATCGATACTGACTACAACACCATCGGCAACATTTGCCGTGACACTCAATCCCTCTCCTTTTCTGTCTTTGTTATAAGACCCCACACTAATCTTACTAAAATAACTATTAGATACTTGATTACCAGGACGATATTCTTTAGTTTTTGCAAACAGTGGTACACTAAAGACTTCACGTTTGTCTGATTCTCCATCAATTTGTATAAAGTCACCTACTCTTAAATTAGGATGTTCTTTAATAACAAAACCAGTGTATTCGTAACTATCCGTTAAATCAGTAGTCGATATGAAAGGAGCGTAATTACTCTCAACTCTATTCAGAAGTCTTTCATTTTGTTCTGATAGTAAATATGAAATACTAAATGAATCGAATGATACATTAATAGTATCAGTAGTTCCAGCAACAGTACGTCTAGAGAAATATACGGGTTCATCCGGAATCATATCTACGTTTTGTGATCTGATAAACATTTCCCAGTCATTACCATTGGAAAGACCAATATCAATAAGTTCTCCCCAAACTCGTTGAGTTCCACCAACAATTTGGTAAACGGTAGTTTTGTATGATGTATTTTGCTTAAACCACGAATCAACTTGATCCTTGGTTCCTGCTCCAGAGAAAGTAATAGTTGTTCTGTTAAAGTAGGTATCATTTTCAAAATCAAATAGTGTTACTGTAGAATTATAATCTTTTCCATAGAAATATAAAATATCAACAGTAGCAGTGGTATAAGAACCATCTGGTTGTTTAGCAAATCCTAAAGAATTTTCAAATGTAACAGAAGAACCATTAATTCTATACGAAAGAGAATCTCTCTGTAGCACGCCGTCTACAAAAACATATGCATACAATGGGGTATCGAAGTTTTTAACTCTTCCGTAAGTATCTAAAATTGGATATGGATATGATGATCCATTAAAAGGTATTAACTTATTATTAATTCCCAGTCTTTCGTATGATCCTACGCTATATCCAAAGAAGTATTCTTCATTTTGTAATTGATCAGGAACACCTTCATAAAGGTCTTTATAATTTTTTGGTGCTTTGGAGAATACAATTTGATCAGTTTTTGCTGAACTATTGAATCTTCTAATTTCATAAGAACCTTGTTGTAGAACAGCATTTAGATAGATCAAGAAATTTTCATTCTTATCAGATTTTACAACTGAATTATCTTCATAGAACAAATCAAAGATTCTTGTTCTACCATCAAAGTTATTAGTAATATCTTTTAATTTTTTCAGATACTTATTATTATCTACGTCTTCTCTAAACTGGAAACCTCTAATATAATAACTTTGGGCAGGAACATCAACTATATTACCATCTATAAGTTGTTGTCTCTTACCAATAGGTGCTTCGTAGAATGTAATTTGATTTCCACTAATTTTATATGATCTACCCGGATTTTGTGCTACTCCATCAATAGTAATCATGATAGATTGATTATTATTGGGAGAAAATGCCGTTCCAGTATTTTTATCTTTTAATGTAAATGTTCTATTTCCGATCTTAAGACCAGTGCTATCATCATATTTTCCATCAAATTCTGGAGACAATACAATTTCTCTAACTCTCGTTAAAGTCTCATCAAAAGAATCTACGGTTGCCGATCCTGCTCCTCTAACAATTGTAGAATCTTCAACCTTAACTATTCCGGTAGTAATAATTCTTCTTGATGTATATGAAGAAACTGCTGTAGTTGGTAGAATTAAATAATTAGTTAATTTTTGCGAGGTTTGCTGCTCGCCCTTCATTTTAATCTCGGCAGAAGATTCAATATAAACCTCGCCAAACATTTTAAAACCAGCTGGGTGATTAGTATCTTTTACTAAATTACGCCACTTATTAATAGGAGTTTTACTTCTAATAACGTATGAGTAGTCTTGATAGAAATTAGAATCAGTAATTCTTTGATTTGTGGAACTTAATTTTCCTCTATCAGAATTAAATCTACCAATAGTTCTTGTTCTCGTACTAATTCCTGGTGTGAAAGAAGTTCTGGTAACAGACTCAATAGTTGCTGTTTTTCCTTTAGACTTTCCGTCAATAGGATATCCTTCTCTGAATACTCCACTAACATTTACTATACGTAAAATATTTGATCCTTTATTCCATCCATTAGATGCTACTTTGGCGGATGCAAACACAACACCATTTATTTTTTGTTCAATACGTTCTCCGTCACTAAAAGAATCCAAATCAAAATTGGATAAAGTTAATATTTGAGGAGTTTCGTAGTAAGATTGAATAGAATCATCTTTAAAATAAAAAGATCCATTGTTAATAAACCGGATACTTTGAGGAACACCGATATCATCCGATTTGAAAAATAATTTATTATCAGTCTCAATAATATCAATTGTTGGTGTAGAGAGATAATTTTTACCAGGATTTAAAATTTTAGCGGAAGTAATAATACCACCATCAACTTTAAGATCTATTTTCAGACCAGTTCCATTACCCATAACAATTGCTTTGGGTTTAGAATAATTTTTTCCTGCAAAATCAATACTCAACTCACTAATAGAATTGGTTGATGCATCACGAACTGCCTTCACCTCGGCTTTGTATCCAGTAGCAGGAACAACCCCTTCGACAGAAGGAAGAGACTCATAATTTTCTCCAAGATTTTCTAATACAATAGAAGCAATTTTACCTACTGACTTACCTTTGTACTTAATACTACCAGATCCATCGTATTGTGGTACATCATCTAATTTATAAACAAATTTAGTATCAGTTGTAAATACAACCGTTTTCAAACCAGCAAGAGGGTCGTTCTTGACTCTTAAGAAAGAACTGTTAGTATTTGTGGAAGAATTAGTAAGGAAATAGTAATATGTAGTATAGTTAACATTTTTTCTTTTAATATCTCCAATATTTGCACCATACCCTAGTCTAATCCTAACAAATGATCCAGCATTTCCTGGTTCTGCCAATCCAACTTCTTTTTCTTCGGTGAATACATTATAATTTGAACTAGTAGAAATATCTAAATATGAACCCAACATCGAAGGATGACTAGTATCAAATTTGTAAAAGTAATATTTTTGAATTTCTACAATAGGATTTGTTAAGAAATTGGTATTATCTAAAGAGAATAGTAGTCTGTCATCTAAAGCAGTAACATTAGATACTGATACAATTTTACTGGGAGTACTTTGATCTGGGAAAGAAGAAACTGTTGTAATCTTGTTTGGATTAATAGCATTAAATCCATAATTAACTACTAACCTATGAGTAGTTTCATTGTAAGAAACAACATATGGATCATTAACAGTATTGCCAATAATTTGGGTTCCTGGAGTAAATCTATATTTTGGTTGATATGAGGTTACTATAGAATTGGGAAGATGATTTACAGCAGTAGTTCCGTTAACGCCCCGTTCTAATGATACTTTTCGAGTATTAGAATCTACTGCCGTTACTCTAACAACCTCACTACCTACTGATAGCAAGTCATTCTGTGCAATAGAAAATATTTTATCTAAAACAATTTCAGTTCGTTGTAATCCTAATCCAACCGCATTAACAGATACTAATGGAATAGCAGTGTTTGGTGCTGGATACACAGTAAGTTCTCCAACCATTTCTGGGTGAGATATACAAATATAATGATATGTGCCGGGTGCTTGAGGTGTAAAGGTAATAGTTTGTGCTTCGTCAGAAGATCCATTATTAGTTACCCCTGTTGCAGCAGTATATGTCGCAATCTCTAATGCAACACCATCTTCTTGTCTAACCGTAGTTGAGTAATCAGAAACAATCCAAATAACATGACCAGGTATGGGGTTTACAGTAAATGTAGAACCAACTCGTAAATTATAATCAGGATTTGTTACACCACCAACATTAAATCTATATTGTGGTAAAGGTGCTCCAGGACCAGAAGTAGTTCCATTTGCAGTAATTGCTACACCACCAACAGTAGTCGAAGTATCTATTACTTGTCCAGGAACAGTTGTGCGATATTCAAACCAATTGTTTGCAGTATCTTGACCCTGATAAACATGTTCAACCCCATTCCCATCTACAAAAATATTATTTACTGATCCCACAAATGCTATTACAGTAGCTTCATCCGCACTATCTACTTGAAAAAACCCAATATCATATAATGCAATCTCACTTGTATTCAATTGGATCATTGTCGGGTCAATGTCTGTATCAAAATCTGCAGGATCCGCTTTTGCAATAGTATTTGGATTGATAGTTAATACATCATCACTATTATAACCAGAACCACCATCGGTAATTACAATAGATTGAATTTGACCACTACTATCAAAATTAGAAGAATTTACAGTTACGGTTGCTTTAGCATTATCACTATTACCAATAGATCCTACATTTTCTCGAACATTTGTAAAATTACTGAAAATGAGCTCGACATCAGTGTAAGTCCCACCAATATAGTCTCTGCCAAGACCAACCATGGTAGAGGCACCAACTCCAGTATCATTTACTTTTCCGCTATAAACTTGAGGATTCAGATCAATTTCTTGATAATCTTTTTTAGCAACGTAATATAATGTTTGAGTAACTGATTCATCCGGATCAATTTGTATATCAACGGCATCTCCTTCAGCAAAATCATGTACTCCTACCGTTTCTGCAATAGCAATAGATTCATCTACTGAAGTAATATCTACTCCCTGACTCAAATTAGTAATAGCAACAATTGTTGAACCGGCAGTGTTTGATAAATCACTACTCTTTAAAATAGTTTTTCCTTCGTCATAATTTAAATAATCAGAAAAATTGCCACTGACTACTTTTACTCTTACAGAATTTTGGTCAAGTGTAGATGATAATACTATAGAACTGGCTATTATATTAGATGGGTCATCAATAAGAACCAAATCTAATGAAGCATCTTTTGTATATGTACTACTATTACTTAATAATATATTTAAAACTATTGAACTAGATTCAATTGGTGATCCAGATTCAAATGTATTATTAATTGCTCGTAATACAAATGTGGTCTCTTCAATTGTATCTCGAAGTAACTCTCCTGTAGCACCTGTTGATGATTGAGTAATCGTATCGCCACTAAATGAGTAGAATGGTTGTGCTGATGTCAATACTGATGCTTTGGTTTCTCTTGATTCTAGTGATGTGACTGGTTTGCCAAAAGTAGCAGAAACCCTTCCGGTAGCACCAGTACCACCCGTACCAGCACTATTTACATAAACTTTTGAACCAACCGAGAAATTTGGTTGAGAATCTTCAACAGTAACTCCAGAAACAGAACCTTTAGAAATAGAGTCTATTATTGCAATTTCTGATTTGCCGTTTCTTTGAGTTCCTGGAAGGAATAATCTTTTTGAATTTCTTGGAATAGCATTTTGAGTAACATCAGACTGGTAGTTTGATTTTACCGGCAATGAATAATAATTTTCTCCGATAATATATGGAAAGACTGGAACTCCAGTACTATTAATTGTTACAAAATATGCATATACTCCTAACGGAAATTCAGGTGTTACACAAAATCTTCCGTTGTTAACATCTAATCTAGTTTTTCCAGTATCAACTGTTGGCGACCACTCATAATCATCTACAAATGTTCCCATTTCATACGGGGCATCTACTGGACCACCTACCCTAGATGACTTGATAGAATATCCACTTTCCATTCTGACAATAGCAGAAGATGGATTTAAAGGATTCCCGTAACCATATGGTCCATAGATAGGATTTCCGTCATATGCATAACCCAAAATAGGTGAGTGAGTTTTTGCTGCTGAAGTTTCTACTAACGTAGTAGTAGCAACGTTATCATTTAATCGCAATCTCAATCTTTTTGGATTGGAAATTACACCATAGTAATTTTTATCTCTATTATATCCAGGTACAACTAAACCACCATTGTCATCGACAACAGTGTTGAAATGTCTATTTTTTACCCATTCTTTAATATTTGCTTTAGCAGATGCAGAATTTGAAAATGCATCTGGAATTACCGTAACAGATACGCTTTCTTGGGTGTAAAACTTACCACCAGAAATTTTTTCCAGACTAGTAATATTACCTTGGGGAGAAACATTAGCACGATATTCAGCAAACCTACCTTTACCAGAAAAATCACTAATAAGAATTATCGGAGATGATGAATAATATTCTCCGGGATTTACAATGCGAATACTACTAATCTCTCCGGATGTTACAATGGGTTCTAAAACAGCATTTCTACCACTAACAATTTCAATGTTAGGAACAGTAGTGTAATTACTATTGTCAGTACTGATAATATCAGAAACAGTATCTCCGGTCAAAACGGCAGATGCTTTATCTTGCAAACCATTAATTAAAATAAATGGTGGTTTTTTATACCCAGATCCTCTACTAGTAACCACAAATTTTGTGATAGGACCGTATTCAATCAAATCTTCGTTTTTAAAACCAAATGCAATTGAACCGTCAACAAAAAGACCAATGTCTCTTCTCGGAGTTTTATAGATTTCTGATGTAGTAACTGTCGCTTTAGGAATAATTTTAAGAAGTTCTGGGTCTGAAAGAGTTTCTGTAACACCTGATGGTAAAATTCTTGTAGATGGGTACGATGAAGTAGCAAAATAGTATAAATCATTGTCTTCATATACTGCACCGACCCCAGAAAGCACCTTCTGTAAAGACTGTCCCACACTGGGATTAAGAGGAACTGATGGACTATCTCCGGTAACATTTACCTTCCAACGATAGTTTTTATCAGAATCACTGAATAAAAGTGGATCTGCAGATTCAAACCCTGGTTTTGAAACTTGAATAGGGTCATTGACTGATGCATATGGATTAGCATCACCAATAAGTAAAGTGGACAGAGTTCCGTATACTAATAAAGAAACAACTCCATTAGGAGTAACTGCTTTTAGTGTAGAGTAACTAGTAACTTCATCACCTACACTATGAGTTCTAGTAATTGTTCCTCTTTGTTTAATTACAAATTGCCTTGCGTTCTTGCCTTCATATGAAATTACTTCATCATTAATAACAATTGCACCATTACTTTCATTCCACCCAAATGTGGAATCCACTGTAATAGTATCTCCAGTAGTTTGACCAGTAGTAACAGTTCTGTTAAGAACAGTTTTTTGAGGAATTACAAATTCTGAATTCAGTGATTGGGTATTAAGAACAAGATTGAACAGCTGATTGCCATTATCAGAATCTACAGTATAAAAATTTTCAATCACTGCAGATGCATAATCTACTGTCTGATTATTATCAGACCTTTGTATAACAGTCTGACCAACTAACCATGCAGGATTTCCGGAAATAATCTTACATTGAATTACATAAGAAGATTCCCAGTCAGATACTGAAGTTTTTAACGTAAGATCTTTTGGATTGTATCTAGTAGGAATATCATTATCAGATACAATAGTATTAAAAAGAAATCTAATAGACTTATCTGTTCCTTTTACTTTATAAAAATCAGAAATATTTTTAATTAAAGTTCGCTTATCTACGTCTTTTTTGATATATGATTCAGGAAAAGACTCTAGATATTGGTTTTCAAATGATTTTACAATAGCATACAAAAACAGATGACTTAAATTATCAACATTACTACCACCATCATGAGTGGATGAATCAGAGGAAACGAATTTTGATTTAGAATATAAATCGCCAAGTTGAGTAGTACCACTCACTCCTCGGGAAACTTCTAACAATTCTGTTTGCGATCTTTCTTTATAGAAACAAATTTCGTTATTAATTTTAACATAACCATTTTTTAGCGGGAAAGAAGAAGCATCCGCTACAATAATAGTAGTATCAGTAGAATTTAATGATGAAGAAAGAGTTGTTCGTTCTTGTAACAACTTTTTCTCATAAAAATCAATATCATAGTATGATGTTAAATTTGTAATAATATCTAAAGGATTGCCTGTAGACTCTAAATTTTCATAGTAAGATTCAAGAACTTTCTTAAAGTTCTCATATTCTGATACAATAAACCCTGGAAGTTGATCTTCAATGAGTGAAGAGATCTGTGTATTCATCTAGTTACTCTGGATATACCGTGAACTTACTATTAGAAATATCTACATCTAGATATAGACTTCTTTCTGCGCTAATATCATTACTAGCAGGTTCTACCCTAACTTGAATTCTATTATCGAAGAAACTACCGAGAATGATAGTTAAATCATATAACATAATTTCACCTGTTACATAATCAACCGTACCTAAAGAATCATTTAAAACAATCTTTTCCCCAGTCGCCGGATCTATTCTATATAGGACAATTTTTCCAACTCGATCTTCAAAATATACAGTGTAATTAGGATATTCGCTAACTTTAAATCCCGTGCTTTGCAACACTGGTCCATCACATGAGTTTCTAAATCCGTTTTGAAAACATAACTCATAAAAATAAGTAGAATTTAATGAAGGATAGAAATCCTTACGTAACATAATACTTGTGGTATTTGAGTTGATGGATGGATCAGACTCGTCAATTACACCAACATATTTACTAAATCTAAACTTACCATTAAATTGTTCAGTTTCTGATAGATTAGTGTAGTTATCAACCGCACTAATTACTTTAGATTTGATTTCTTCTGGAAACTGTGTAGTCTCTCTAGTATTATAATAAACAGAACTAGTAATCTCAATGTAAACAACTGATGGATCTAAAATGTTTGCTGTGACTGATGCAACAGAATAATCTTTAAGACCGTTAATAATTTGCTGTTTAGTGAATGTTGATAAAGAAGAACCACTATTTGGTTTTACAATGATCTTTACCGTACCATATTCAGGATATCTTTCTTCTTCCCCACCATATACAATGATATCAGAAACTGCTGGATATATCTTTCTTACAATTGCTGCATAGTCTTTAGCAGTTACCGCTCTATTTTGTGTTGCATACTGCTTTGGAGCATTGAATTTAATTTTGTCAATAGTTTCAATAGCCGCTCCACCAGAAGCATTAGAAACTGTTACCACATTAGATATGACTACTGGGTAAACTTGATTAGATTCGTCAAGCAAAGTCCCTGCAAACGTAAACTGGGAAGCACCGTTAGTTGCTTCTCCATTCGTAATTAAGTATGATACATCAACTACCTGATCATTATCTAATGCTTTACCGATAACGTTATCGCCAAAGAATAATTGATACTGCTCATCTAATGATTCATCAACATAGTAGATATTATCTTGAGACTTAATATCAATGATAGTATCAATTTGATTGTAATATACAAATGATGTTGAAACTGGTGATTCAAATACTCTCACTCTAATAGTGCTAGTATCGGTATTTGAATTTGACAGAACAAATTTTTGTGTTGATACCGATGTATCAACTACAAATTGATTGGTAATTAAGTTACCTTCAAACAATGATAAGTTATTAAAGAATGCCTCTCTGTTTTCCACAGGCACTTTAATATCATCAATTGCAACATAACGATATAATTGATCGTCAAATGTAGTTACAAATCCTGTACCCTTCTTAAGAATAATAGTGGAAGGTGCCGTACCGGGAAATGTTACTTTAAAATTAACAACTGCTTCTGGCGCAACAACAGACTTTGGTTTATATCCTAATTGCTTCGCTAGTGTAATAACGTTATCTCTTAAAGTCGCAGACTCAAGAAATAATTCATTCGTCACCATGTTGGTGTTGAATGCAGTGTAATATGTATTATATGCTAATACATCTAATAGGTTTGACCAAACAGAACCTTCAAAATCAAAATCAGTAAAATCTGTACTTGATCTCAAATAATCTTTGAGTTCTGTTTTAATATCGGTAAAATCTAAATTACTAACCTGAACGTACTTCATTATTGAGTTCTCTGCAGAAGGAAGTTAATTTGTAGTGGTGTAACGTCTTCGCGACCACGAATCTCAAATTCAAAATTCACATCAAATGCATTATCAACAAAGTTGGGTTCCACTGTCAACCCAACTACTTTCACTCTTGGTTCGTAATTACGAATAGTGTCATTGATCTCATTCTTAATAAGCGCAGCAACACCAAAATCTAATGGTTCAAACAACAACTCGGATAAACTAGATCCTAATTGTGGTTGAAAAGGACGCTCACCGGGAATAGTTAGCAATAAATTAATGATTGCTTGCTTAATGGCGGCATCCTCTTTTGATACTTGCAAATCGCCAGTAATTGGATGTGGTTTAAAATTAACCTTTAAATCCTTAAAAGGAGTGAGATCTGGCACAACAGGACACTTTTATTTTTATTTAGTAGTCTTTTCTTGGTTCTCTGGTTTTACCTTCTTCATAAGCTTATCAGATTCAAGTTGTGTGATTAATGTCATTCCACTTCTAATAAAATCTTTACTTTTATCTGTTGGTGAATTGCCCATACTCTCTCCTTGGTTATTGTATAATTTATTTTAAAAAGGTGTGATCAACCTTTGCCTTGTCCGCGATACCTCTTTTTCGCACCATTGCGACTGGTAGCAGTATATTTAGTATTCTTCCCATTACCTTGACGAGTACGCTTCGGTTGTGGATCGAATGTACTATTGCTGGTCAGACTTCGGTTACGTGCCATGAATTTTGGTGTGAACTGCTCCTATTATACCACAGAATTACCCACCTGCCAATACTGAATGAGATCCTTGTGCCATGACTGCCGGACCACCCGGACCAAGACTTAATAAGATATCTCCAATACGTGCTGATGGTCTCTTATTAATTAATACTGTTAGAGATCCTGTTGAAATCTGATCAATATGAGTGGGTTTCTTTGGACAAGTATGAGTTGCAGTGACATCACCTTTAGAGGCTGCAAATATCTTATTAACTAATACTGTACCTACACTACTTACAATAGGTACAGGATAATAACATCCATGTCCACTCTCAAGATCTCCAAGACGACTCATTCCAGTTCCTACTATTGCCATTAGAACTTTGCCTCCTCTCCCGGTAATGCAGTCTTTTGTCTATTTATTCTATACAGTATGCGTTTACCATGTGCTGTCCAATTATTCTCGACATCCATATATGCAGGAAAATACCAAATATACGGTGGACATGTACTAGTTACAGTAATTGTAAAGAATAATCGCTCTACCAAAATCATAGAAGGTCTCATTGACCACATATAACTACTATTCACTGCTGCCCGTTCCGTTGCTGGTGAACCTATAGTAAGGCTACCTATGCCCGGTAACGGAGTCGTATCACTGATAGGCAGAGTTCCGCTCCCAGGGATATTTTTCTTCACAGTAATTGCTTTGTCTCTCGGAAATCCAGGAGTCTTTACAATACCTACACCACCTTGCTTTGAAACACCTCGGATATTATCTCGCAATAACGGAGTTTCTTTACCCTTATATAATTCTGAAAACCCTGCTTCTCCATCCCAGAAGTATTTCTCCGATACATAACCGGTTAACGGTACTGGTAATACTAACGTAAATACCGGCGCTGATGTAATATCAAAGTACTTTATATACGGTTCACTATAGATTGGCATGGCCATCTCTGGAATGTTCCCTATACCCTCTCTAGATGCTAAAACGGTTACACCTACCCCAGAGCGATTTGCACTGCTTCCAGGGGCAATACTGACACCTGTGATCAACTCTGGTGATGGTTGCGACAGAGAAAAAGGAGTACCACCAGGACATACCACACTACTTTGAGCAGTAATCGGTACAGGATTGATCATTTCATATATGTTTAATCCAAATCCTTCCCTCGGAGTTTGATACAATGTTGCTCCGGGTGTTGGAAAAATCTCCCACATACCTCCAACATTAGTAAAACCTGGACCTGGTAATAGTACTGCCATTACTTCTCTAACTTTTGTAAGCGTATCTCTACATCATCAAAGAATTCAGTGATCTTCTCATGCTTCTCTGATCCTGGACGCTTATACATTAATTGAGGAGATTTTAGACGATCAACCTCTTGCTTTAGCACCTTGATCTCCTCTAATGCATACTCAAGCACTTGTTCAACTGTCAGTTTGCTCTTCTCTTGGTTCTGTGATTTCTTTGAGTAATTCAAATCTTGCATCCTCTTTCTTTGGGTTCTTAAAGTTCTCGGCAGCTCGCTGCTCAAATTGCTCGCAGAAATCATCGAACTCGGTAAGGACTTCTGCTTGCTTATTCAGATAGTTATCGTAATCTTTCATAACTCGACTATTTTGACCTATTTTTTCTGGGGGAAATTTTTTCGATTTCCTTGGAATATTTATCTCGTTTGGGTAACACTTTGTAGGTTAGGAAGAAGGTACTTTTTTGGTACGGCGCGGCCCGTATACGGCATAGGGGGGCAACATACAGTCCGCCCCCGGTGTGCTATACTGTCAGATGGCAGCGTCAACCCATCGGGCGAATGCCTGCAGCGCCATCACGTCGAGCGGGTCGGCAGTCTCAAAGATTGGCGCTGTGCTTCTGCGTTGCTTGGTTTGATTGACGACAAAGACGGCGTGCTCTGTCTCATCAGCGAACCAAGCGGCAGAGTCTGGGTCGGTGGCGTCCTGTCCTGTGAAGACAGCAGCAGGAATGCCAGGGTAGACACGGCGGATCTTATCAAACTCGGAGCAGGCACGGTCCAGCATGGATGAATCGAGATAGGTCTTGCCCTCTACAATGAATGCCA